CTTGGGTGGTTCATCAGGTATTCACCTACGAACCAGGCAAAATACTGGTGGAGGGGGCTAAGACCAGGCAGTGGATCGAGAGTTGGAAATCGCCCTTCTCTCGTAAATTGCCAGGTCTGCCAGACCCGCAATGAGGGGGTCAGCTCCGCATTACTGGGATTAATGTACCTACGCGTGTGCCGAACTGGCAACGTGATAATCCCGGGTTGAGAGTAGTGCCGAGCAGTAAACCCCTCAGACCAAGGCACGTGTATTTAATTGGATCACCAGGTCCGAACAGTATCTCGTACACGTGTCATGCCAACACACTGGAGAACATGGTAACCAGTGTGCTAGAGAGACTATTATATATCGAGGAAAGTGATGGTAGCTATACCAGGCCCCCTAGGCCTACCATAGACTTGATGGATACTCTTCAACCGTTTCGAAATGAATTGTTGCAACAAAATTGTTCCGGTCTAAGACCCGTTTCCCGGTCAGAATTCGCTCAAATGTTTTCTGGCCGCAAGCGGACAATTTACGAGAATGCGGTTGTGTCCCTGATGAAGAAGCCAGTTGACAGAAGGGATGCCTATGTGAGGCAGTTTATCAAATTGGAGAAGGTGAAGCGCGACAAGCGCAGAGCACCTAGGAACATCTCCCCCCGCAATCCAAGATATAATGTAGAGGTTGGCAAGTACCTCAAACCGGTTGAACACCGCATCTATAACGATGTGGCTAGGGTGTTCGGAGAGAAAGTAATATTCAAGGGAATGAATGTGTTCCAACAAGGTTCACTGATGTACCGAAAGTGGTCCAGGTTCCAGGACCCAGTGGCGATCGGCCTTGACGCTAAAAGGTTTGATCAGTGCGTTTCCCAAGACGCACTCAAGTTTGAACACAGTATCTACCTTGATTATTATGATTGGGACGAGACTCTGAAAGAACTCCTCTCGTGGCAACTTACCAACAAGTTCATTGGTGGTTGTGATGAGGGCAGAGTCTTAGTTGAAGAAGTTATAGGAAGAATGTCAGGAGACATGAACACGGCATTGGGCAACTGTGTTATCATGTGTGCTATGATCTATTGTTACATGAAGTCACTGGGCTACGGACCAGCGGACTATGCACTGTGCAACAATGGAGATGACGTAGTACTGATATTCGAGAGAAATCACCTGAAGAAGGTTACAGATGGCGTGGATGATTATTTCATCTCATTAGGATTCAGAATGGAAGTAGAGGACCCGGTCTACACCCTAGAACATATCGAATTCTGCCAAATGAAGCCTGTCCACACCTCCTCCATACCCCACGAAGGTTGGAGGATGGTGCGGGACTTCCTTCCAGCGCTAGCGAAAGACCGAGTGTCGCTAAAGCGCTTAGATACAAAGGAAGTCTTCGAGAAGTGGATTTCCTCTGTCGGAGAGTGCGGGTTAGCAATAACCTCCGGCATTCCTGTAGTTCAAAACATGTACCGATCATGGATCGTTAGTGAGAAGAGGATCAAGGATGATATGGCCCAAGACACGGGGTTCTTTCACCTTGGTCGTGGTGTTAAGAACAATGGTTACGTTGAACCTTCTGATGAAGCGAGGGTGTCATTTTATCTTGCGTTCGGGATAGCTCCCGATCATCAGAGAGAACTGGAGAGGATTCACGATAACTATACACCAGAGTACGGCGCACCGTACCCGAAACTCTTCTCTACTTACGCATTCGCTTAACTTGTATGGGGTCGATGTGAGTAATTGCCCAAAACGGTGCCAGAACAGCTTAATATTTCCGTGCTAAACCAAATGCCGAGAGACTACACGGCGCATCCGCTAAGTACCGAAATAGCGGTTTCACATCGATGTATAGTCCAGGTGACCACTGGATCCCATATCGTCAATAATAAT